CGGCTCCACTGAGATCGGCTTCCCTGAGATCGGCTTCCCTGTTTTCTTTAAGGCATTTTTTGATTGATGCATATTTCCCACTGATGATGATGTTACCTACGAATCTGTTCTTGATTTCTACTAGCATCTTATTTCCTCCTTTACCGGGATACGCTCCCGGTGGGCTTAGTTTTTTCTGCTGTGCTCTAGCTAGTATTTGAGACATTCGCCCCGCTTTGAACGTGATCTCTGCGGGGCTGGTAAGGCATTACGGCTTTACATAGGCGTTTAGGTCGAGAATTATTCCGGTCTCGCCAGGAATTTTCTGGTTGCCTTCGGTGCTTGCAACGATGATTGTCTTGCCGGACGTGCTCGGCCCAAAACGCTTCGCCGTATCGATCTTGATCACAAGTGTTTTTCCGTCCATCGACATTTCTACATTTTTCATAATCTTTCCTCCTATCCTTTATTTACTGCTTCGCCCGATATTGTATGTATACTGTATCGTTGGTTGGATGTCAAGAAAAATTCGCAAAATTTAACGCATGAAAAAAAAATCTCGTTTCGCACTTAATAAAATGCTAAAATGCTTGACATTATCGCACTACTGTGATAAATGACGATAATCATGTTATTTATGAGACACGATAGACTTTTCGAGCAATATATATTTTGGGATGTTGGCACGCCTTGGGGGGATCTCCCATGTCACAAACGCAGACGGGAAAAATATGGAATGGGCAATAATGCCATTTATGAGGCTACTCAATCAGCCATAATGCGCCAAAATCTGGATGATTATGCCATGGATGAGACATAAATCAAGAGTATGCTAAAAAATACTTCAGAATATTCTAAAAAAATAAAATAGTGCTTGACAAAATAACTGTATATAATATCATGGTCACAATCCGGCAATAATGCGGAGGTGGATGCTCTAAGCATCGATGCGGCCTCGGTGCATTACCGGCGACATACAACTAATGAGGCCGCATATTGACTTATAAGTTTATGGTTATTAGGTCTAAAACTCATCGTGGCGCTCGGTAACGTAGTGATGGGGGCATGTCCCCACCCAAAGCGGCAGTCTGGTCACGGACGCAAACAGCAGGTCTGCAATATGACTTGTTGGCCCTGTTCGACTCGGGGCGATGAGCATTGGTTTAAGGGAAGCTCCTGCGGGAGCCATGCTACACAACGGGGAGATCGTCAGATCATGGGGATAGGGGGTGGCACATAGGAGCGCATGAAGCACGATCCAGAATATAGATATATCGCACAATCAGAGTATAGGCGCGGACTACTGCGAGGGCTGGCGCTAGGCACCCTGCTAACCGGTATCTGGACTATTATAATAATCATAGTATTTAAGTAATATCTAAAATGGATAACCTCACAGACAAACAACGTCTCTTCATCCAGAGTTACCTAGCTAATGGGTTCAATGCTACTCAGGCAGCCTTAGAAGCAGGGTATAGCACGCAGACAGCCTATGCCATAGCGTCTGAAAACTTGAAGAAACCCGAAATTCGCGCTGCTATCGATGCCGAAATTGACTTTATCCTAGCCAACAAGAAAGAGCTTACAAAGAAGGTTGTCGATAAGTATGCCGATATCGCATTTGAGAAAAAAGATGCTAGCGATGGTAACCGCATACGGGCTTGTGATGGTTTAGCTAAGTACCTGGGGATGCACAATAGCGGAGATGTCGGTTCTGGACTCACTGAGCTATTAAAGGGACTCAAAGAGATTAAATAGTGTGCCGCTTTCATCAAAGCAACATGAGATACTCAAGTTCAACAATGAATTTAGGCCGAGAATCACGATCCTTGAGGGTGCAGTACGAAGCGGTAAGACGTGGATCAACAATCTCTTATGGCTTATGCATGTTAATGAATTTGTCGGGCAGCACAAACGCTTTATCATGACAGGGACAACCATAGCATCGTTACAAAGAAACGTATTGTCGGAGCTTGAATATCTGACAGGCAATCCTATCACGCTCAACAAGCATAATGAATTCGAGATGCTAGGGAATACGATGTGCTGCTTCGGGTCGGATAAGATTGACTCGTATAAGTCGATCAAAGGCTTTACCGCGTTTGGGTGGTTAGGCAATGAGCTGACAGAGCACCACGCCAACACCATAGACCAGTGTTTCAAGCGGTGTTCTGGTGATGATGCAAGGATATTTGGAGACACTAACCCGGCAGGCCCGGAGCACCCCGTAAAGATAAACTATATCGACAAAGATGGCGAGAAACTCAAAGACGGATCGATCCATATTAAGTCTTGGCACTTCACCCTTGATGATAATCCTTTCCTGAACCAGACTTACGTTGAATCATTGAAACGCTCGATACCTTCGGGCGTTTGGTACGATAGGGACATACTCGGATTGTGGGTAGCTGCCGAGGGCATGATCTATCGTGATTTCAATCCATCTATTCATGTCATCGATGAACCGGCGCAAGAGATGATTGAATACTTCGGCGGGATAGATTGGGGCTTTGAGCATAACGGGGTGATTAGCGTTCATGGTCTTGACTCAGACGGAAACGATTATAGGCTACATGAGACAGTAGAAAAACAACGTGACTTGAATTGGTGGATCAATGAAGCAAGCAACATCTCACTCGTTTACCGAGGGATTACTTTCTATGCCGACCCTTCAAGACCTGATAATATATCAGCTATGCAATCGGCAGGAATCGATGTACAACCCGCAGACAATGAAGTCATCGAAGGGATTTCTTATGTCGCTGGACGCTATAAACTCAACAGATCATTCATCGTCAAAGCGCACAACAAAAACTACCTCCGTGAAATCTATATGTACCGATGGAAAATAACCTCTCTCAAAGAGGAACCTATCAAAGAGCTTGATGACTCTATGGACTCAGATCGATATGCGAAGTATTCACGCTTGGGAAAAGACCGCACCGTAAGGGCTGTAAAATCATTATACCGGTAACTAAATGTTAATCAAAACAGATGAAATAATAACAGTCGAGAATCTAAAATCAATCATTGACGATTGCAAAGATCGTCATGATTTCATGTACAAACTCCATCTCCGCTACAAGACCGATCCAGAAGGCACTCCCATCAAAACCAGGGAGTACATGATCGACCAGGTGAAGCAGACGGGCAAGATCAACAATCATCTCAACAACGATTTCTTTAGCGAGATCGTCGATACTAAGATCGGGTTCTTCGTGGGCGTTCCAATAGTCTACGCGGTGGACGAAAAATCATATGGCGAATCAGAGAAAGCTAAGATCGACGAGTCCATCACCGACTTTAACGCAATCAACAATGTAGCAGACCTTGACTCAGAGACTGCTAAACGCGCCTCTATCTATGGTAGTTGCGGTAGGCTTATGTACATAGAAGATTCAGAGATTAAGGCCAAGATTTACGAGGGATACGAATGTATATTTCTTGGCGAGAATATTGCGGCACCACGGCAAGCGGTGTACTACTATCGAGAAGACGACATTAAGAAAACTACGGCTTATCTGTATGATGCTACTAATGTCACTAAGTGTGAGATGAAGGACGATGAGGAAAAGTTCTCTGTCGTAGAGGCCGAGAAAGCACACGGATTCGACATCTGCCCACTGTTCGGCTTTGCTAACAACGATGAATTACTCGGAGATGGTGAGAAAGTACTTGAGCTTATTGACGCTTACGACAGAGGACTGAGTGACATCAACAACGAGCTTGAGCAGTTCAGGCTTGCGTATATGGATTTTGAGGGTGTCGTGCCGAAAAAAGAAACAATGACAGAGGCAGTTCAAACAGGAGCTTTTAATCATCCAACTGGTACAAAAATTGGATTCATCACGAAAGACATAAACGATGCAATAATCGAACACCACCTAGATCGCATAGAGGCGAACATTTACAGATTCAGCGCGACTCCGAACATGAAGGATATTTCTTTCGCCGGAAATCTGACTGGTGTTGCAATGGCTTATAAGTTCCGTTCGTTTGAGTACAAGTGTAAAACAATGGAGTTGAAATTCAAATCTGCTCTATCGTATCAGTACAAAGTGATGCAATACATTCTTAACGCAAAGGGAATACCGCTTAACTATATGGACATGGATTTTACCTTCGTCCGCAACTATCCGCAGAATCTCCTAGAGGAAGCGCAGATACTGATGACGCTCAAAGGTCTTGTATCGGAGAAAACAAGACTAGGACTTATGTCATTCATCAACGATCCGCAAGCGGAGATTGAAGCGATGCAAGAGGATAATAGAAGTCTATTGCCTGCTGTATCTTTTAACGAAGTAGATGTCAATGGAAATCCAATTGAAAAGTAACCTGTACAAGAATAAATCAATCCTGATTACTGGAGGAACAGGCTCCCTCGGCCATGCTCTGGTCAAGCATCTATTGACTACCGATGTCAAACGCATTGTCATATACTCACGCGATGAGTTTAAGCAATGGTCGATGCAGAATGAGATTAAAGATGAGAGGTTGCGTTTCTTTATAGGTGATGTGCGCGACGAGAAGCGAATGACTACATCCTTACAGGGAATTGATTATGTTATCCATGCAGCAGCACTCAAGCAGGTTCCAGCGTGCGAGTACAATCCACAAGAGGCGGTGAAAACAAATGTATTCGGAGCAATTTCTCTTATCGGTGCATCGCTTAGCGCCCAAGTCAGTAAGGTTGTTGCAATTTCCACCGATAAGGCAGTGCATCCAATTAACCTTTACGGCGCTACGAAAGCATGTGCTGAAAAGATTTTTATCTCTGCTAATAATAATCCTCATACATCGTTTAATGTCGTCCGTTATGGCAATGTTGCAAGCGCCAGAGGATCAGTTATACCGTTATATCGAGAATACATACAACAGGCTAGAGAAACACTTCCCTTGACAGATGTTCAGATGACTCGCTTTGTCATTGAGTACCCACAGGCTATAGAGCTTATTGAACATGCCTTGATGAGCGACGAACGCGGACTAATCTTTATCCCTAAACTCAAGGCAATGAAGATGACCGATCTTGTCTATGCGCTTGATAAGAAATATGATATAATCGGCATACGACCAGGGGAGAAGATCCACGAAACGCTAGTATCAGAAGATGAGTTTTCACGCTGCTATAATCTAGGCGATTACTATGCTATTGTTCCAGCATTCCACGATTGGAGTGATACTATCGATATGCAGAGCAAGAGTGTATTAACAGCCATGCATGAATACGCCTCCAATGGTGCGCCGAGATTGACGATTGATGAAATCAAGGAACTTGTATCACGCTATGTTTAACGCATTCGACATAGTATCTGAACTTGAAAAGAGAGTAGCTGACTACGCCGGTGCTCCGTATGCGGTAGCGGTCGATAGTTGCACGAATGCGATATTGCTATCGTTGATCTACACACGTTGTCACTATGGTATGCGCGTTGTTGGTCTACCGGCATATACCTATGTTGGTGTTGCACACGCTGTTGTAAATTCTGGCGGGGTGTGCGAATTTGAAGATTATGTATGGGATGGAGCCTATAAATTAGGATATACACACATTGTAGATTCAGCTCGAAGATTTCATAAAAGAATGTATATTCCAGGATCGCTATATTGCCTGTCCTGTCATTGGGGCAAACACCTTAAGATTGGTAGAGGTGGGTTTATTCTTACAGATGAAAGCATAGTGGCTGACGATTTAAGAAAGATGCGTTATGACGGACGGACAGCAGGCATAAGACCTAAAGATGATAGCTTTACCGAGAGGGGTTTTCATTGCTACATGCTTCCCGAAGAAGCGTCTAGAGGACTACGCCTAATGGACTATATGCCTGATGACAATCCTGATTTACCGTGGGATGATTACGTTGACTTGAGACAATTTCCTATATTCCAGAAGGGCTAT